TTTCTTATACAGCAAAGAGTATGTGCTTTTTCTAATCTGAAATAAACCTTTATCTTGTCCATCTTTAGATTTTGCAGTTGTTTTAAATCTACTCTCGTTCGCTATGACTTTGTAAAGAGTTTCTTTATCTAACCAAGAAGAAACTTTATGATAATTTTTATCAATTGTCTCCTTGATCAATACCATTTCATCCCCTTTTAATTTCGGGTTGTTGTCTGCCATATATCTATATTCATTGAAACCTTGTAATGATATACAATATAGCAGAAAAAACGCTACAATTGCTTTCTTCAACCCCTCACCTACCTATAATCAACTGGGGTCCAGACATATTCCTCTGTTTGCCAGTCAAGTTTATATTCTACCATACTATCAAGATCTATCACAATCCCTCCCTCTTCTACTATTTGTTTGATATCATCTTCAGATATATCATCCTCTACATACTTGTTTGTCTCATCAACAAACACAAAAAATCTACTCACCTTTGTCCTCCTTTTTTATATATTATCTCTGCAATAAACCAGTGACCGTCAACCATTTCATTTGGAAATAACCCGTCATCATCCAAAGCATTGTCTTTTAAATATTCCTTAGCAGAATCAAGTGTTTCTTCATACACAATGATGTTCTCTTCTGGGTCAGTACGTAAAAATCCGAGTTCTCCACTAACCACACTGCACACTTCGTTCCATGCAAAATCACCCACAAAATCCATACTATCACCATACCACCACTCATCTTTATTGCATATATTCCGATAACTAACACCGTCACATGATTCACCAAAACAACCACACTCACCACAAACAGCATGATCTTCTTTTCTATCTGTAATTTCATATTTAGAAGTGTAAACAATTTTCGCAACAACACCATTATATGAAGAGTCGTATAAATCTTTTTTCGCTTCTTCACCAGTATCAAACCACTCATATTCACCAGTATCATATTGCACTATCCAATCCATCATCACCCCCTCTGTACATGTTGTACGTTAATTGTTGTTCTGTTTTCTGTTGCCACTTTCTTGATCTCCATAAATATATCCCGAATTATCTGTTGATTAACAGCATTGTTAAACCCTTCAGGTGTATATTTATCACCAAGTGGTAAAATCCTATCAGTTATTTTTTGTCTCACTTCAGAACAAAATTCTTTTGTTTCTACCGCCTGTTCTGCTGTGGTGTCAATTCTGATATTATACTTTTTAATCCTAAAATCAAACTGTGTCTGTAGTATCAATAACATTTCATCTCCTTTTAAAAATCACTAACATTGTCAATCATACTTATATAATTCACAAAGTCAAGTATTTTATAAATAAAAATTAAAATAAAGGAGGAATCGAGATGAAACAAAATAGATTTTACTACCTGGCAAAAGTATCTGACATAAACGATCCTGACGACAAAGGAAGATGCAAGGTAGAGATAATAGAGAATGAGTTAGTAATAGATAAGTGGCTACAAGTCATCACTACATTTTATTCTGCGAATGATCAAGGTTGGCATGGTCTGTTGGCTGTTGATGATGTCGTGCGTATATCATTCCTAGACTATCCCGAGAATCAACAACCTGTCATCGACGGGAAACTACAATCTAACAACCAGAGCCACACAAGAGACGGCAAAGACAGGATGCATTTTTTCGACCATGAGATAGTTTTTAGTGCGGAATCGATCAACATAACACACAAGGACGGGAACAATATTCTGATAGATTCCGACACTATTACAAACACGCATAAACTCGGTAGCAAAACAACAATAGATTCAACCTCAATAGTAGCTGAACACATGGCAGGTAGTAAAACAACAATAGATGCAACTACTATCAAAGCTGAGCACATGGCAGGGAATAAAATCACGATCAGTCCTATATCAATTGTGACAGAATTAGTAACGGGTAGCATGATGACACAGATGGGGGGGAGTTTCACATTTATGAACCCAGTGCCGTTTGGAGATATTGTTTTTGGTGGTCTCCCATTGTTCTCTTTCTTAGCTGGATCAACATACGTGGGAAATCTTGGACTGCCTACAGTTATGTCAGATTCTCATATTTCGGCTATTTCAACTGCTATAGGTGCATCAAGCATTGTTAAAATAGGATTAGTATAATGGTGGTTAAAGTAAGCGATTACATATCTACCCCGGATAAAACAGAACCCGGAATTAAATTGCTTGATGCAATCGGTGATTACATGAAGGAAGAAATAAAAGACGCATGTACTCTAATGTTAGTACCAGTGCCACCGATTTACTATACAACAGAACCGGATTACACCGGATTGATCAGACAAGCAGCAATAGATTATGCAGAAACACTGGATGATATTGTTACTGATTATGGGAACGGAGTCATATTAACACGTACCCCAAAAGATGATATATTAGGTGTGCTAGAGGATGATAGCTCAAGACTGATGAAATTGATATCAACACTTGAAGGGTTGTTTACAGGCACACAAAATGCTGCTATAGCACAATTTAACACCCCACAACCAGTACCACCTAATGCATTGCCATATGTAGGTTGTCCACCAGCTTTTTCATATGTTTCTGGAACTTATCAAGTTCCTATACAAGTGGCGATGGGTGAATTAATACCCCTCTGCTCAAATGCGTTTGAATCGTTTATCGCAACCTGTTATACTGCGTTGGGTGTTTGTTGATTAAAGAAAATACTCATAATTAAAGAATTCTCAAAATCTTGCCACTTTTTAACGCCACTATTATGATGCGGTGGTGTTATATTGATATCTTGATTTTTGACCAATTCTCTACATCTTCTTTTAATTGATTTAGTCTGTTCATATTTCTCTTTCTGAATGCCTTTTTGTTGTTCAGCAATTATTTCCTTTGCTTTTGGATTATCCTTAAAATATTTTGTTGTATTTTCTCTTGCTGTTTCCCGTACCGCTGGTGTTCTATGAGTCTCTGCTGATTTCCTCATCGTTTCTTCATGTTTTTCAGGATTATCTTTTATCCGCTGTATTGTACGTTCCCTGCTAGATTTCCTAGCTGCTGGGGTGCTCCGAGTCTCTGCTGATTTCCTCTGCATCTCTTTGAACTCCTCAGGATAATCTTTTATCCGCTGTTTTCTATTTTTAGACATTGTAGCCGTTGCTTGTGGATTTTCGTTATAATAATTCTTTGTTCATTCACTTTTTGCTTTCTTTTGTGCATCCGTATATACACGTCCACTAACACCATCGCCGCCATCAGTCAAGTTCGTCAGTGGGCCGTCGCCCATATCAGCCCTACCAATAGTTTTAATTAATTTCATTTCTAAATCAAGTGATTCTGATTCATTCATATTTTCTTTTGTTTTAATAATAAAATCTTTTTGATTATATCCTTCTGATAAAATTTTATTTATTTTATGATTTTTATGAGAGATTTCCTTCAAAGAACTTGGTGATAAGTGACCTTTCCATCTCCTTCCATGCCCTTTCCCTACATAATATGGCAAATATTCAAACGAATACTCATCATCTTCACCATAATCGTATTTCCCTGGTTTCCTTGGATCTAAATAAACATACACATAAAACTTTTCTTCTGACATAGACTGTCTCCTCTTCTGATAGTTTTTAAAAGCAACCATCAGTCTCGGCCAAGAGAAAGACAGTCTAATATATTTATACTATCATGTTTAGTACCAAATACCAAGCAAATTTATTGAACATTATTTTCATGTAGGAGCAAAGAATACCCCTACACGTTTATCAATAATCTTAGAAATCTATGATTTTTGTTTTAGATGATTTGAGGGAAGCCAAAAATGGGCGAACTTCGATCTCACCGGAATCGAAAACATCAACTATGACAAAACCCAAATCTGTCGAACCATCGAAATAACGAGAGCCGAATTTACTAGAACTTTGAAAACATGGAAGTACTATCCCAGTGAATTTACCATCAGAATACATATTATAAGTGTGTACGTGTGCTCGTACTTCCACAGAAGCAATCTCAGAACCGTCTTTTGCAGATCTCATAATATCCATCATTTTTGCTTTCATTATCTGAGTCATTTTCGTGTAGGGGACGGAACTATTTCCGATGTGGTGTTTTGCTCTGAAAATTTTACCGTTAATCCTAACTTTTACCTCTGCTGCTATTTTTGCATCAAATGCATCTGCGAGTATCTTCTCTGCATCTACATGACCACCCCCATTGGAATGGTAGTTACTACCATAACAAAATATATGGTCCTTTGCTCCTATTACTTCAAGTGATTCTTTAGCCATTAATACTTGTTCGTAGACATCACTGCAAATGGCCTCTGAACCAGAAGTCTTGGACTGGCTCCCATCTATCATATCTCCTACACATATTGCCTTATCAATCTGATGTTCATCGTTGATATTCTTTATTGTTTCTGTGAAAAATCTCCACATTTCCCTTTGAACTTTTGCAGCATTCCCATATATTTCATTATCAAGATTTTGCCACCATGACGGGGGTGTTAGACCAAAAATATGTCCTGCATGAAGATCCGAAATCAGCAAAACCCTCGTAAAATTTTCAGATTTTTCCTTCCACTCAATCTCTGGTATCGAAACATCTCCCCCAATAGGCTTTCTAAGCCCCTCAGTGCCTTTCTGTGCAACGTTCTCGGTCTCCCCTATACTTACCCCTACATCAGCACTTTTTTCGCTTGTATAGCCTTCTCTCGCTCTTCCCAGAATATCAGAAATATAAGTCCCATATGTTTTTCTTGTCAGTGTTGGGTGCTTAACATAGAAATTGTTGTAGTAGCTCCACATAATGTTTTTGTCGTATTCACAACTTTCTGCAATTTCTCTTAGCTCATCTTTCAATCCGTAATACTTCATGCACTCCCTCATTTAATCGTTATTAATTCACTTTGTTATTTATTTTCTTCTTTTTCGGCTTCCTTGGTAAACAATTCTAACTGTTCATCTATACATTGTAACCTTGTTTTGTATTCATCCATTAACAACTCTGTTCTCTGCAGGTTGTTTGATGCTGTTGTTACGTTTGCTTCTAAGTTTTCCTTGACTGTTAATTTATTATAAACAGGTTTTGTTATTCCGGGGCAAGTAAATTTAGGTATTTTGTATACTATTTTTGTTTGTGTTGTCGTGCAACTGGCTAGTAGCAGAGTGAGTAATAGTAATAATTTATTCATTGTCTGTTACCTTGTAACCAGCCTCTTCGATAAACTTGATTAAGTCAGTCTCATCCAGCACCTCAAGTATATCATCAGGTTTACATACGAAAACAATTTCATCTATTCCTATTTCATCCACAATGTCTTTTATATCCAGTTCACCAAGTGCTTTAAATACCCCTTCTACGTCTACATCAAGCAATGATACTGATATATAATCATCATTTCCAGAAACAATTTCATCTATTCCTTTACATCTTACTTCCAAATCAATACTCATATTTTCCTCCTAAAAAAGTTTAAATTGTGTTTTCTTTACTTCTTCCTTATATTCTGATGTGTTTATTCTATCCTTTGCAATTTCGTAATAATCTTTATTCATCTCAATACCCATGAAGTTCCTACCAGTTTGCACGGCAGCAACTCCAGTTGTGCCAGAACCCATAGTGAAATCAAGTACTAATTCATCTTCGTTGGTGTAGGTTTTGATTAGGTATTCCATCAATTTGACGGGTTTTTGGGTGGGGTGATGTAACCCTACATTATGGACTACACCAAACTCTATAATCTGTCTTGGGTAATTCTCTTTTTTAATAATTCTTTCTTTGTGTGAATTTGCTCTAATAGGAGAAACACCATTATAGGTTACATTACTTGATGGTCTTTTGTAAATTTTGTCGCAATCTAATAAACCTTGGGGATAATAATTCATATTGTTTTCAGAACCATTAGCAGTATTACCATCACTGAACACGCTTATGACCTCAACATCTTTTAAAGGTTTTAGTTTTGCATTTGTAAACCCTGATGCTCTACTCTTTTTCCAAATCCAATCATACTTGTAGTTTTTAATATTACTCATCCTCAGTGCAGAGCTGAATGGCTCACTCCCAAATAACACAACAGCACCGTTTGGTTTGATCAACTTGTTCAGCCGCAACCACATTTCATCAAACGGGATGACTGAGTCCCACTTACAAGCGGTTGTCCCGTATGGCGGATCAGTAATAATGGCATCCACAACAACTCCATCATCAATCAGCTTATCCATGACCTCCAAACATTCACCATTAAATAAATCTACTTTCATTTTAACCTCTCGAAATGGCTATTGAATAAATCATACAACACCTGTACTTGTTCATCAGATATTCCTTCACATACTACATCGCTATTCTCAAATACTTGTTTAATAGTTTTGTTGTTTACTATTACCTGTTTTTCGTGGTAATGGTGTTTCTCAATTATTATTTCATTATACTTCTCTGATATCTCATTTGATAAATCGTATGCGATAATAGCTTCCCTAAGCCCCTCGTTTTCCGCCTGAGTAATTTTATTCTCTAGTTGCACCTTGTCTATGTCGCTGTTGAGTTTGTTGATCCAGAAGTATCCTACGACCCCCATAACAACAATGATGATATAGGGGAGTGCTTTTAGTAATATTTTTAAAGCTATCTGGTACATTAGAACCCCCTCGATGGACTGAACCACGATGGATAGGGAACATATGTGTATTTTTCTTCCTCTGTCACATCGAGGATGATATCGGATATTTTTTCTGTCACTTCTTCAGATGGTATAAACGTATCATCAGTAGAATCCACAACACAACCATATGTTTGTAATTCCTCATCATATGCAAAATCAGAAAATGAGACAAGTGCCTTTCCCACAGTTGTATATACCTTCCAGATTTTCTCAGGATCCATGTTTAGTCCTCCAATATTAATTTAGGTGTTTTGTCCTTTTCATTTGCTTCTTTTAATGCCGTCTTAAAATCCCAGTCTGGTATTGTAGGGAATGAGTTCATTTGATGTGGCATGTTGTCATTTTTTTCCATTAAATTCTCAATATCATCTATATTATGTATTATATCAAGTTGTGAATTTAACAAATAAACAACTATACTTGACAACCCATCATTTCCTATTTCCCACGAAAATTTAAGTTCTTCATATCTGTCAAGTTCTTCTAGTTTTGTGAGAGTATTTTCAATAATATGAATAATAATCTTTTTGTGTCTGTTGTAACTGTCATGTAATATACCAGGCATCTCATTTGCAAACATATTAGATAGTTTTTCATCATACGACTTTTCTCTTTTTTGTTTCTCTTCATGTTCCAGCAGAATTGTGTGTATATTAGTAATAATGTCTGCGTGTATGTGTTGTGAACTGTTATCTAACCCAAACCCCTCGTACTGATTAACAAGATCCTCAAGAGTATCACTATAGTCAATATCAGGGTTCATTTTTAATGATGTGTAGAGACCATTGACCTCCTCCCAAAAACCAACGACTTCTTTTTGTTCTGTATGCTTTTGTTCAATCTCCTCAAGTATCAAAACGTTATCTTCTTTGATTATTATTTTCTTCTCATTCTGCTGTAATAGGACAAGATGTTGGTCACTGTGATAATGTTTTTCGATATTATCATAAATTTTCTCTGACCCGTTCATAAATTCAATTTTAACTTTCATACTTTACTCCAAAAAATCTGGGATGTTTGTAAATTTAGAATCAACCATTCTCATCTGGTAATCCATGCCTACTCTAGTTATTAATTTGCTGTTGCAGTGCTCACAATACTGCTGTGTGTTGATGTCAGAAAAGATAGGGTATTTTTCCTCACAGCACAAATACCAGCCTATTTGCATTCTCACCTTTAAAGTAGTGCCACAGTGCTCACATACCTGATTGTTTCTTTCTGTCATAGAGACCTTTTTTTCTATTGTCTGTGAACACTCAGGGCATAAAAAGTTGTAATTAATTGCCATTCATTCCTCCTTCTAAAAAAGTTTAAACCCACCGCCAAGACTACCACCCAAGCCAATAATATCAAGCATGTCTTTAATAGTCTTTTCGTATATTTTGTGAAAAATTTTGTTTTTGTCAATGTACTCCTCTAAATTAAATTCTGCTGGTAGTTTATCCGTGAACCCCACAACTGGCATGCTTATAGGGTTTGGCATTTTCAGATACAAATATTTCATTTTCTCACCACTATGAATTTTTGGATATTTATCTTCTAAATTCATACGTTTAATCAGATTGTTGTAGATAATAGCAGCCCTGACATGACCCGGCGCTCCTTTTGCCCATGTTGCAAGGGTATTTGGCTTAAATTCATAGTATTTTTCAATACCGTTAACCCCTGTTGGAGAGGCGATCTCATGTGGTAGCATTTTATACACATCATCTCTTACTTCATCAATGTATTTGTAGATATCACCACATGTCAATATTTTATAAACAGATTCTTTTAGCTGACTTTTAATTGCGTTAGGGGTATCTGATCTGACAACAGAAAGACCCATTATTTTCATCTCAGGCTCTTCATATCTATCACCCTCATTATCCCATACTAGAGCAGCATATCTCTTTTTAGCTGTTATGACTAAACTCTCTGCGATGATTTCTCTGTCCATCATCATAAAGTTCTCATATGCACCAACATATTCAAACAGCTCTTGATATATCTTTTTTAGTTGTGGTTCTATCATGTTTTTGCTTATGTTGTCAAGATAGTCGATTATTTGTGTTTTGGTAGGATTTTTATCCATGATTTTATCTACAAAAGGCTGTGCGTTACAATAAAGGGAATCTGTATCACAATAATATACATATTGTATTTCTTTTGTGTTAAATACTTTATTCAAATATTCATTTAATCGTTTTTCTGCCCATTGTATTGACACTCTTCCTGCGGCGGTGATTGATTCTGCAATCTCTTTGTTGAATAGTATAAAAGAACCAAATTTCATAGCACCAAAAAATGAATTCAAAAGTATCTTTTTTGCCCACTGAACGTTATACATTTTTGTAGATTCTGTTAATAGTCTCTTTTTCTCTAACACATCAGTAACAGTTTTTGATTCTTGTTTTAATATGTAAGATTGTTTCTTGTCTCTTTTTCTTTCTGTGTATAATGTTTCCATGAGTTGTGGTGCTAGTCCTTTCTTCTCCTTACTGAATACACTGCCCATAGGAAGAAAACACTTATTTTCTTTTTTGTACTGTGTGAAATCAAACGTATCATTTACAATATCATCCACATAATCAACATCGTGTAGTTGTCTATCTTTTATAATGGTCTCGAATGACAAATTGTACTGACGAATTAACATAGGGTATAGTGAAGCCAAATCAAATGACATTGTCCAACCATATCTTTTAGGAGTTGGTTCTTTAACAAATCCCCCTGCCATATTTCCCTTACCACTTCCCTTTGAGGGGGGGCATTGTTTTCTGTTCAACAATTCGTTGTACAATTTCGCTGTCCACAATGCCGTGTTTGATGCATAATTACTTATAGGCGACATTGCATAGTAGCACAGTGTGTAAGCAAGATCTATATAACCTTTTGCTTCATCTATCTTTGCAACAAGATTTGTATCCTGTATATTGTATTCAATGTATTTTTGTTTGTTTGTTAACCATAATTTTGAGAGGCTTCCTTCCTCACCATAGTCAATCTTCTTTTCACCTACCCAATCCTCAGCAACATCATCTAATTTCCAGCTCGCTCTTTCGTTTTGTGTGTATTTCTTTGATAGGTTTAGATAATCAATACAATTTATCCCTACTATATCACAGGAATTAACAATCTCGTCTTGATCTTTCCCTTCATCCTTATCCTTCTTTGTTGCTTTTCTTTTAATCTCTCTTTTCGGGATCACAACACCAAAAGGCGACATCTGGTTAACTGCTTGTTTTCCTATGAGTTTCTTTCCCCTGTTGTATAGGTAAGGAACATCAAAAAACTGGCTGTACCAACCACACAATACATCTACACCAGATTTACCTAACCATGCGAAAAAATGATTGAGCATAACACCTTCATCCCTGAATGTGTGCAGTGTTACTTCATCAAGATGTTTTTTATATTGATCTGTTATAGTCCACACGTATTTTTTCTTGGTTTTTTTGTCCTGTACTGCAATTGCGGTTACTGGAAAATCAACTTCATTTGGTTCTGGGAATCCTTTATTACTATACACCTCGATATCAAAGAAGAAAACTTTAAGGTTGTTGAGATCATAGTTTTCGTTTAACTTTTCGCCTCTAATTTTTTGTATTTCCGGCAGACCCCTTACACCACCATAAACCATATCAGATGGATATGATTTAATATCATTCCTATACCCGATCACAGAACTGAATTGGATTGGTGTTATGTTAACATTGTCAGGGTATGATCTCCAGCCAACATCTTTTGAACATTTCAAAAATGCATACGGTTTGAAAGTGGTATCCCTCTCTAATATCTTCTTACCGTTAACATATTTTGTCAAGTAGATTGTATCTTTGATCGTTCTTATGTATGAGTACATGATCCTCCTTTGTGCAATAACATTGCGATCATTATATATTATTTTGTTGGTTTGTCAAGTAGATTATTTGACATTTAGAATAAAGTGACTTTCATTGCCTTATCATTACCCTTTTTGTTAGTTTTTGTTTTCTTTCTAGTTACCTTTTTTCCCTTCCCCTTCTTCCTTTCTTCCTTCAAATTTTTCTCCTCTATGTGACCGTCAAACTCCTCATAAGTTGTTTCACTCCCAACATATGTAGAACCTGAACTTTTCCTGCCATCTTTTTTTAAGAAAGTTGTTCTCCTCTCCACTATGGTTGTTTCTCTCATTACAGACGGCATTTTATCGATTATCATCAACTCTGGCAAATCTTCCATGAGTTTTTTTAATTCCTTGAATGATTTTGAGATCGTTGTCACTTTCCCATACTGATCAAGTACTGTTCTCTCTGCAAGAGCTGTTATCATTTGTGAGAATCTACCGTAGAACCCCTCAAATGCCCAGCTTTCTACATCTTCTTTTTTAGATACTGATCTGTGTTCCAGTATCCAACCATGAGAATCATTAAATACCCTCCAATCATCATTCAATTTTATTCTTTTTTTGACTTCCTTGGTCATTTTGTTTTCTCCTTTTTCACAGCACCGCCTTCTTCAAACATTGCAACAAACTCTTCCTCTGCACCTTGATCTATTATAAATTTCAGATAACTTTCAGCTTCGTGCTGGTTGACATTAAAATACTCTTTGATTTTATTTATGATTTCAAGTTGTTGTGGTTTATCCCCCAATTTTGACTTGACATAGAATGTTTTTTTAGGTAACATATTCTCTATTACACGTAAAATAGCTTTGTTATCAAGATTTATTATCCAACTTGAAATTAGTGATGCTGTAGGGAGCAATGCTTCGTGCCTCGACATATAGTTACCAAGGCTATACAATTCATTGCCAGTAACTTTTGTGTATATTATTTTATCCCATTTGCTCTCATCTATTTTCTCTATGTCAAACCCTATATCAACAAGATTAAACCATTTTTTGTTTTTCTTGTACAACCCATAGAAAAACCCACCATTATCAAGGATTTTATCAATCCCTTTTATCGATGTTAACACAGTCAACAAATCTTTAGGCGTTATTTTGCATTGCTTGTACTTGTCTGCTTTGTTTTCAATCTTTTTTTGTGGATTTAAAAAATCCATCTTGAGTGTTCCCATTAATTACTCCTCATAATATTATTATAATATGCCAGTGCTTTCTTCTCAAGCTCCGATATAGTACCATTGTTGAGTATTATATCATCATAATTATATTTGTCAACATTTTTATCGGCATGATTTTCAAATTTTTTTGTTCCATCTCTTTTTATTAATAATGTTGTACAGAAATACCTGGAATCACTGTAATAATTAACAAATTGTTTGATCTGTTCTGGTTCCCTGCAATGTATGAATACAACAACATTGCTACTCGAGAACCCATTTTTATATTGTTTGCGTGATGTGTAGTTGACAACATAGTTAAAAGAGAAATCATATTTAGAACCAAAATCTTTCAAGTCGGATGCTAATTGCCTATATTGTTCATCTTTAGTCCCATCCCAACCCATTTCATGTAGCATATGATTGATAGGATCTATCGTTGATATGTTGTATACATTTTTAAATTTGTTTTCTATCGCTTCAACAAAAGTATCTTTTCCTGTGGTTGCTGAACCATTAATAATTACTATTTTCATCTAAACATCAACTCCTCTTTTAATTGTTGTCTTGTTCTTTCTAGCAATATACTCGCTTCCAGCCCATTATATGTATTTTTCTTTATAAAGTCAAATATTTTTTTGTCATTCCACCCCCGTTTCATTTTAAGATCGTTTATATCCTTTGCATTGTGGGCTTCCTTATCCCATAGACATACATCAAACCCCTCATCAATTAGTCTCTCTGTACGCCTGTATATGTCGTTGTTGAGGAATTCGTAGTCCATCAGGTATGTAACATCGGATTTTGCTTTTTCTTTTATGTAGTCTATTTTAGGGTTGGCAGAGAGCATTCCCAGCACTTGATCATCCTTCTCAAATGTTAGTTTGTCGAGCATCCCTTCTAAAACAATAATGGGTCTGTACCAATCAACTTTGTTCTCACCCAGAAAAAACTTCTTGTTGTCAATTGTGAACAAATTGAGAAACCTGAGTATATTGTTGTTATACATCCGAATACCAAACCCAACAACTTTGTCATCACAGTTCATGAAGGGCACTAACACCCCCTGATTATTGTAATTTTTTGATAGTTTAACATCATATCTATCATCATCGAACATATCCTTAAATAGTTGATAGGGATGTCCTCTAAAATAGAACAATTTATCCCAGTGTTTTTCTGGTATTTTCCTATCGTGGATGTACATTTTTACATCATTTTCCCACGGTAGCTGTGTGAAGTTTTTTAAATGTTCTCGAAATATATCAAGTGTTTTGTCTGCTTTCTTCACGGTTTGAAATGATACCTCTTTTTTAATTTCAAACCGTTCAAAAGTAGTAACATCATACATTTGTACTTCTTTTTGGTATTGTAGATATAGCCCATAATCAATATATTTAACAAAATCTTTGAACCTGTTGGTCTCTAGTGCAGCAACACCACAATTAAAACAATTTAAATATGGATCATCCGTGCCAATGCCAAATATACCCGCACGTTTTTTAGATTCTGATTTTTGGCTATCACCACAAATCGGACACCTGAACGTTACGCAGTTGTTCCCTTCCTCGTAACGTTCAAGATTTAACATTTTCAAATATTTGTACACTAAAAAATCTGCTGACATTCATTGCTCCGTTCAGTATTCGATCAGGTTGTTGTTATGTTATGTCATGTGCAAGATTGTCCTTGTTAGCATCAACAACTTTTCTCATCTTTTTGAAATAATTATCAAGATGTTTAAGTAATTGTTCTGGCGTTCCTGTTTTCTTTCTCCAACCGAATTTAACTCTACCATATGCCATATATGAACCTTCAACCGAATTTAACTCTACCATATGCCATATATGAACCTTCTTCCGGCTTTATCATCAATGATCCGCCAGAATTACTCTCTGCTGTTATTTTATCCTTGAATGTTTTATCTTTCACACCATTCCATATCATAATATCTTGAAACCCTGGGTCGTTTTGAACTATGTCATGAGAGATTTTCTTTTTTGGCTGTATGCCAAAGGAAAATGCGACAAATTCACCAAGCCCTCTTGTCCAGCCACCATTGATCCATGCTTTAGGAAATTGTTTTAAAAACATTTTTTTGACTTTCTCTGAAAATTCATCGACACTCATGATTTCTTTTGCTTCATTCAATGCCCACTTGTTACTTTTTTTCTCTAACAACATAACCGTCTCCACTCTTTAAATTAACAACTTACATGTATATTATACCATAAAAAACATGGTTGTCAAGGAAATTATGAAATTATTTATAATATTTATCAACTTTCAGTAACATCACCGAGATTCATGTGAACCCCCTTCACCCCAATTGCCTGACATTGTTGTTGAAAATTATCTATTATTGTGTGTAGTGTGACTTGTTTTTCTTCCTGATAATTATAATGTTTCTTGAGATTCTGTAACCAGAAATTACCTATCTGCTGTGTGAAAAAGGATAAAACATTATTATATTTTTTGACATTGTAACGTGCAAAATAGGGAGTGCCATAGTTTTTGTTACCTTTTTTTCCAATATTCAATGCCCTCTCTACTGCTTCATGTATCATATCCTGCTGGTGCATATATGAATAATTTCTAAAATTTGAGGTTTTGATGTATCCCTGACCAATTTTATAGTAATTTAACATCAACTCATCAGAAACATTTTTGAGCAACCCAGATTTAGTTTTCAGTTCTTCTACATTTGCATTCATTATTTTGTCGCTCATCTGTCTATGTTCAATCCTGTATACCAGCTTGTTCATTGTTCTGTTTATTTTTTGCCATGCACACATGAGAGAGTAGAGACGTTTTTTATTAACATAATCTCTCTTTTCAGATTTTGTCCTTTTCTTCTTCAGTATAGATTTATGAACAACTTTTTTCCTCTTTCTTGCAGGGTTCTTGTCTGCTATTGTTTGTGCTGCCTCTTGTTTATCTATTATATTACCATTTTCAGCAACATAAAATTTCCCAAAATCTGTTTTATTTTTCATTGTTACCTCTCAAAATAGATTAAAATTTGGTTTGTTTTTAATGGTGTCTCTCAGTTCATGCAAGAAAAAATTATCACAATATTCAAACGTCTTGTTAATATCATAAGGTTTAACATTCTTAATACTATTATTGTATTTAGTTATAATACCGACTTTTATATTGTGTGGTGTTTCTTCCAGATCAACTAGCAATTTATTTCTTTTCCAGTTTTCTTTGTATTCATCCATAAGTTTATGTTTATCGGATTCTGTCACTATATTTTTTACTGCCCATTTTGGCCCAGTCCTCACTTGTTGTTTGAGTGGATTTGAAAATGCATCATCATCAGATTTTACGTTTGGGACACCATCACCAGAGTCCCCGAGAATTATATGATACATGAGGAATTTTTCAGCATCTTTTTTTGTGTATACATCCATGAAAGTATTATTGCCTATTTTTGCATTTTCACCTACAAACTTTCGGTGGAAAGGATCATATATAATCAGATTTTTTCTTATTAGTTGAATAAAGTCATGATCACCGCTTATAATACATACCTTCTGTCCTACACTGTTCAATGTTGTTGATAGTGTGCCTATTATATCATCCGCCTCTGCACCCCACTCCCTAATAGTGGTGAAAGGGAAATACTCATCCAACTCTTTTACATAAGAATTAAAAAAATCTTTCATCATCCCATAATCTATGTCACTATCACTTTTACCTTTCCTTCGTTTCCACTTGTAATCTGGAAAATGATCAAACCTCCAACTTTTAGAATCGATTGCGATAATAACATCAGTATAGGAACAGTTGAATTTTCTCATGTTATCATATATTCGTTTGGTTACAACCGATCTTGTCAAATTTTCAAGATCCTCTATCAAAAACCCGTTATTCATCGTGTCCTTATATTTTCCTAAATATGTCGCATGAAGCATTTGTGATAAATCGATTATAATTTTCATTGTTCCTCCTTCGTTTCTAAGCACATTTTATATCTACCCCTATACTTACTATTAAAAAACCTTTTTCGTTGCACCACGGTACACACAGTTGCTTAAAACAACCTTTCTGCCTACACATAGACCCCCATAATTTCCTGCCCTCTTCCCTGTCCCATATAATACTTGTTTTCCGTTATTCTTGAATAGCTGATTTATTTTGAGTTTATTACTATCGATTTCATTAATTATAAAGTCTGTAGATTGACCTTGTTCGACCAACCGTATTAAATATAATAAAGCCGTGTTAGATCCTTCGTGATATTCACAAACGGGTTGAACTACTATGGCATTGCACAATCCTATTATTATTTTTTTATTGTCCAACACTTATCTCCTTCATAAACTAAAACACACAACTATTATACACTAATATTATCAAAAGTCAAGTATTTTATAAATAATTTTGAAAATAAAAAGAGGATCAAAATATGGTTAGTGTAAATAATGGCATGATAACAGTAGAAGTAGATATAATAGAGTTGCTTTATGGCAGTAATTACCAAGAAAAGAAAAACATAACCCTTATTATGTCTTCTTTCTTCATAAGAGAAGATATAAAAACAATGTTCTATCGTGGTGAATTGACCATCAGTGAACGTTATTATATGAGAGAAACACTTCCTTTCAAGGGAGAGGAAAAAATCCGCATAAAATGGAGAACTAATGATTCTGAATGGAGAGATGTGACTTTTAGGGTTCGTGCAATCCCATCCATAACAGAACAATCAGCACAAGCAACAAAAAGCAATCTGATGGTATTGGATCTGATAGATGATCGTTATGTTCAGATACTTCAAAAACCATACAAGAGTTTTTATGATTCCAAAACGACCCAACATATATTATCAGACATAATGTCACAATATGGTATCACGCCCGTGTATTCAGGTAGTGATACTGCACTGCTAAATGATATAAATTTTATCAATCTGTTTGATAATAATATAGATACGATTAATCGATTGCGTTTCATGGATGTAAAACCTTTTGTATTTTTTCAGCAGGATAGTGATATACATTATAGTTCGTATGATTCACTTTTCAATGCTCCTGCATCACACGAGTTGTCCTCTAATGCTATTAACACATCAATAAACGGGATACCGCTCGGTACTGTAGAGGGCATCATGAAACATGATGTTTTCGATTTGACCGACATCTACAAACATGGTACGGTCGGGTATACTCTCATATCACAAGATCCTTACGCATCATCATTCTCTACAGAAGATAAAAAATTAACAGATGAATTTGCAACAAAGAGAAAATTTGAAGTAACTGATGATTATCTAGTTAATAGCAAATTAAATCAAAATAGTTCGTACATAGAGAACACCATACTAAAAGATTTTTTAACTGTAAAGATGATACAACCTAACAGTGATATCAAAGTTGGACAAACAATAAATTTAAAACTGTGGACTAATTTAGAAAAACAGGTGATCAGTGTATATTGCGGGAAGTTTCTGGTGTACTCATTATCACACAAAATAGATGCTGATTTGTCTTACGAACAGAGTGTAACACTGGTCAAACAAAAAATGTTTAAAGATCTTTAGATTTTAACTTTAGGAAAATTTGTTTTAATATAATCAAAAATATATGCAGTCTCTTTAGTTCTTGGGATATTATCAGATAGCCATTGCATCAGTTCAGTTTCATGCCGTTTTGTAAATTCTATATCTTTCCCTGCCTTTTTGAGTCTCAAATACTTAAACTTGTTCTCGGCAACGTTTCTTTCGCTTATAATACCCTCATTTGTTTTTTTGATAAATTCTCTGAATGCCGGTTTGTTGAAAACATTTCCTGGTATTTCGTTATTGTTTATGACGTAAAATTCACCATCAAATATATCTCGGATGCTTTTGAATGATTTGATAAGATCAAACATAGTTTTTGCAGCACCTTCATGTGTTCCCATCAAAATGTCTTCGGGTACTATTCTGCTCCTTTTTAAATTTCTTGACATTGCAACACGAAAATCAGTCATTGTCCAAATAACATGAATATCCTTTTTATCATATCCAAGCTCTTCTACCATTTTGATAACTTTCTTCAGCTCTTTCATAGTTTTCAGAGTTTTGTCAAACAGCAAATTAGGTTTTCTTCTTGGATCTGCAGAAAGAATAGCATTACCAAGAGTATCCTGTAGTATTGATTTTTGTAATGATGTTTTTCCATCTCTTTCCTTCGCAACAAAATGATGAAGAGTTGACACATCACCTGGTGTTCTTAAATCAAGTCCTTTTAATTCAGGATATTTTCCTGTCAGTTTATTTATTTTTAAAAGTGTTGCTTTAATAGCATCAACATCTAGCACTCTGTAAGAATCACCCATGTTTGTAAAGTTTTTGATTGAGAAACCTTTCCCCGAATTGCCAGACACATATATTTGGTTGTTTTGTCTAACTGCAAAAAACCCACTATCAACAGTGAAACAATACATCATTTCATTTTCTTGTTTGTCCATCTTAGACACTGATGTTATATTCTCACTGCGATCATTTAATAATAAGGTATACACAGTACCATCAAATGTAAAATCCGCAATGATACCATTTGACGCAAATATAAATTGTATGACTTTTATAGATTGTTCAGAAGTTGATGAGGGGACAATGTCTTCTCGGAGAATTTCATCCATTACGATTTTTTGTTGGTGTTTGTCACAATCATACCAATAATTTTCAAGTTCATTTCCTTCTTCTGTTTGGTCTTTTATATTATTAATTTTCAAACGAATATCATCATCTGTATGATCTATTCCATTACCAGCATAATCGAATGTGTTTATAAGACTGACGTTTTTATTATGTTTTTCAAAAAGTTCGTATGTTCTTTTTATTTCTTTCTTTTTTGTTTTTTCATTGATAACAAGATGTTTATGATCTAATGATGTTGTGAAATTAACTTTTTTGTTTCTAATATTGATAAATTTATCGAGCGGAATTTCTACATAATTATCAGGAGCAACTAAATTTCCTTTGAGATTTTCAGGATCTATTTGTAATACTTTATCACCTTCTTCATAATCCTCTATATTTTTCCAACCATTATCAGAAAAGAATTCAGTGCCTTTTGGGTAGCATCCAGCTCCGCCGCCCATCAATACCACTTGTCCAAACTTTTGTCCTTTATTAACTATTATCAATTTTTCGAGCAGTGATTGATATTCCTCTACCACTGCCTTTGACTCTACTAATTTAATAACCACTACACATCTCCATATTTTGTTTAATTATATTTATAGGTGACATCTATATAAAGTTAAGGAGAGCAAGGACAGGATTTAAACCTGTTTAGAGTCTGTTTTCGAGAACAGTTGCAACTGTCGACTCAACCTCTCCCGATTTGCGACTATTCAATGTCGCCCTTGCTCGCAAATTAAATTAACCATCTTACATTTACTATCTTACCATGTTTAAAATGAATGTCAAGGAAAAATGAAGAAAAGTTAAATTATTTATTTCTAATTCTGAAATCTTCTGGTCGAGGGTAATCTAATTCATTCATAGACATAGACAAACTTGCAAATGGCATGCCACTTTCCATAGCCTTAAAAGATCCATCTCCGCCAAATCTGACGGTAACATTATCAATCCCACAACGTCTGTACATGAGGAAATTCTCGTATGGTTCGGAGACAAATTCTATTTTCCAACTTATGGGGGCGGTTATTACTTGCTCGCCATATGCACCCACTGCGGTCATTCTAATAAACTCTAATATGATTCGGAGGGTTTCTTCTTCCTCTTCTGATTCTGGTTTCATGAATTCCCATGCCATAGGAATTGATCGTCTGTTATGACCAGCATATAAAACCTTTTCGTGTGGATTATCTACACCAGACCCCCTAAAACCTTGTTTCATTGCATATGCTATTTCTGCAGGAAGCAAACCACCAAGAGTTCTTTCCGCTTTGAATGCTGCATATTTGGCAACACCTTTTATTTTACCATATTTCATGTACTCTGCTAACAAGTGAGTCCCCTGTACGCTTGTCCAATTATTCTGTATGACATCCTCTACTGGCATGATAGGCAGAATAATTTGGCTTATCTTCATAGGCTTCATGCTTTCCTTTGTCAACTGGGCAGCAACGTCAACTGTCCTTTTAGTCATTAGTGGTATCAACCTTATGTATGATGCAGGTTCGCTTTCATCATTGTTGATCATTTCCTCTAATTTATGAGGATATATCAATTTGTTGATAGGCTGGGATGCCTTACTCTCTACATATTCCTCTATTTCACTAATAGTTTTATATTTGGTTGACATTGTTACCCTCTTCAGCGTAAAGACGACCTATATCAACCATGACTCTCATATCATATTTAATTTTTTCTAATTTTCTAATTTTGTACACTTTTATATCATCACTATCAAGCCCGGCATCATATGAATTATCAATGTCATCATCATTGAGTATTTCAATTCTGCCCCAGCTCTGGATCATTCTAGCAATTTTGTTTCTTCTTGCTATATCACCCTCTACCCACCTAATATCACCACCAAGCAATCCAAATGTTTCTTTGTAGTGTATGATATAGAACTTGTCTTCAATATCAATAAGATGGCATGTTTGGTACAAAATACTTTCTTTAGAATTTCCTATACCTAATCTTGTTAATTCCTCTCTTACTCTTCCTTCATCAGTTCTCAATCTAACCCTTATAAGATTATCAAAATTAAAATTGCCATTCAGCATAATATTTCTCCTATTTGCGATATTGAATTAAAATTATATGATATTATTTATAAGGGTGTTAGGATCTAAAAAAGATAAAAAGGAGGATTAAAAATATGATCAAATATATGAGCTATAACATCAACAGTCCAACCATTTCCTATCATTTTATAACGTTGTGAGTTTGAAACGTGATTTGTGTAATTATCAGGAAGTGTTTGTAATCTTTCACACTCCAAAGGTGTTAATTTTCTCCATGATAAAAATGGTTCTGTTAGTAATTTGGGCATATGACATGCTGTTACAGTTTGTGTTTTGTCGGATTCTGTGTATAATAATTTTCCGTATTCTGATAAAATTTTCCTTCCTCTTGCATGTGGTTGTATGCCATCATCACTAACAGAATAACCATCTATAGTAGAGTTTTTTTCTTGAAGCTTGTTTAATATAACATCGTTAACAACTTCTACTTTCTTTTCTTGGTTTCCTCCACTTGCAGCAGTTAAAGTGGGGCATTTCCCTTCTGGGCTATAAATTCTTTTTATAATATCATGTCCATTTAGGTCTGCCTCGCCTACTTGAATACACCCATTTTTAATCTTTTCATTAGCATCAATACAATGACTTTTATCCCGATCGACTACAAGATTATCTTTTTGTACTGTTGTCAAAGTATTTGATTTGTTATCACTTCTAAGTTCAATTCGTTGTGTTGTTAACCCAGCGGGTTTCATTTTACCATCAATTAGATATCTACCTCTTGATGCACCTATTTGATTTAAACCATCCTCTAAAATGTCTTTGAGCATTATTCCTTTATCGGCAGGTTGTCCAACACGTTTTATATTAGTCCAATACAAACGTTTTCTGTTTTGTGCAGAAAGATGTGAAGAGTTAATCTCAATTGGTTCGACACCTATTGCTTTCGTCAATATTTGTTCCCATTGTTTTGCCATTTTAACATTTTCAAGTAAAAAATGTGTAGGTTTGGTCTCTTTCAATACTCTAATATATTCCCAAAACAAATAAGATTGTCCGTCAAACACAACACCATCATTTTTTAATTTAACATATTGTTCATATGTGGTGACATCAATATCACCTGTAGACATACCATTTTGTTTGCCTGACATGGAAAATGACTGGCAATTATGTACTATTGCATTGTTGGCGGTGTAACTGTTATCATCTTCTACTTCTAAATTATACACCGGTTTTTCTATTTTAGTATAATTTTTTTTCTTGAAGGGCAACCAAACAATATCATCTATTATAGCAGCATTTGATGTCAGATTCATTGTGTTTATAGATTTGTTATTAATAGGAGATGCAATAAAATCCCCCTTTGATAGTTCACCAACGGCCTTCCAAATTGGTTCAGAAAAAACTCTTTCATATTTTCGCTTATTTTTATTCCATTTTCTACGCATTTCCCTAACATAATAAGGATGATTATATGTCGTTTCAGTTGGTTTGATGCCCTGTGCATTTAATATAATTGTTTCTGCAATCTTGCCTCCAATATTGACGACTTTTTTAAATCTGTTTTTATGAGTCAGTACATAATCACCAACTTCAATATTTTCAATGTGCTTGTAACCATTTTGTGTGATAATCTTAGTGTCTGCAACAAAACATGGCGACCCACCTATTAATAAGTCTATTTTAGGCAAATCATGCCCATTTACAGCTCTTACATCGCCAACCTGTATTATATCAGGGTAGTTTGCAGTACTGACAATCTTAGCATATTTGTCAACCTCACTCGCAAAGTAATTATCAACTTTTATGCCAAGCCTATCAAGTGCAACTCTACCACACGACATACCATCAAAAAGTGAAAGAACATTCATAATTGTTTCTTCACTTTTTTAGCAGTTGCTCTATTCACCTGTCTGGTTTTAACACTGCTGTTATATTCACCAATTTCTTCCTTCCGTTTCTTCTCAAAATCTTTGATCCATGCTTTCGCCACTGCATCATCAACTTTATCGCCATCCATAGGCAGTCCTTTTGCCTTATACATACTCATATCATTTAAATTAAGTGTTTTTGTTGTCTTTGCAAATTCTTTTAATGTTACTAGCATTCATTTTCTCCTATTCATTTTTCTTGATTTTTTTGCTGCTCTGTTCTTTGCTCTGTTCTTCTTAACTTTGTCTGTAGATATTTTAATTTGGGTGTCACCGTACACAACCGATTTATTATAATTATCCAACCCAATAATTGAAATAGCATCAGCCCTGACTTTGCCAAACTGTGTGCCATATTTTTTCAGGTATGAAATAACATCAGATTTTGAGGATGACCCGAAAAAATTCTTTGCCTTCTCTTCCACTACATCAACCTTTTTTGCTTCATCATTCATGTTTGCTCCTCTCATTGTAAATGTTAAAAAATTGTTTGAATTTCTCTTCTTCCTTTCTACTATCATAATTTATACTAGATAAAAAACTTCCCTCGAGTTCATCCTCGGTGTCTGTTACAATCTCGCTCTCATCTTCGTCTAATTCAATCTGCTTTGTCGTAGTGATAACTTTGTGTGGATTCTGGAAACTGACCCTCATCTCTATGTTGTTTATATATGACTCATCGTTTGAATCTATATCAATAGTAATAATTTTATTTGAAATGTCAAGTACTTTTTTATCTATTTCTTCATATGTCATATTATTAGGAAAATACAACTTTTTAAAGATGTTATTTTTATTCTCTAAAAATGTTATTTCTCCTGTGTCAGAATCAAGTATATGTATGCCCTTCACACCCATCTCACCAAAATTCATTTCGTAAGGAGTGCCAGTATATAATACATTACCATCTTGTTGCTTACCGTGAAAATGACCAGCAAAGAAAGTATCATATTTGTCATATGTTGGGTAGTATAATTGGGACTCGGAACACTCCTTTGCATTCATCATAAAACCATTTAATTCTGGATGACCAAATAGGTAATTTCCCTCTCTGTTATTGTTACCTACAAACTCCCTGATAACATCAACATTGTTTTCGTTAATCCAAGGGATAAAATGATATTTGCCAAATTTTAGTGGTGTTTCATCAATTATACTTACATTATCGGCAATAAAAAATGATTTAATCGAATTAGGAGTATTTTTAACAGAAAAATACATGTCGTGATTCCCAGCTATAATATAAACATTTTTAACCATACTTGATATATCAGAATACATATCTCTGAATAAATTGATTACACGAATATCAGCCAACCTCCTTTTATCATGTATATCCCCGAGGAACACAAGAGAATCAATTTCCCGTTGTTTAATAAGGTGTTTAATACCACCAAGAAATTTCATTTGGTAATTAATATGATAATCATTTGCTTTATGATGCATATCTCCTAATATTAAAGTTCTCATTTTTTATCCTCCAATTTTATATGTTTCCATGTACGACCTGTTTTTATATTTGATATTACACCACTCTTCTTTCATCATTTTCTCCTCTATTGCGTTGAACATGTAATCTCCATTAACTTGTTGACAATCTATTTTTAACAATATTCACTGTGAATCTTCTCGGCGATTTTAAAAAATCGATAATTTCATCCTTTGTTAACACCATTATAACATCATGATAATTTATTCTTGTATTTTTTTGTGTTATCTTATCAATATTCTTTCTTAAAACAGATAGTGTTACATCCATTCGTTGCTCAAAGTCAACCCTCGCTGCCATACCGCCTTTAACCATCCCTCCACTACGTTTTCCCTGTCCTCTCATTGATGTTTCTCTAATCCACCAAAAAGTAATAGGATCATTGTCAAAATCTTTATCATTATGCATATCTAAGACCTCTCCCATCATACACAACTTCTACTTTCTTTTCTTCTATCGCTTTGTTTATCATAGTGTTAAAATCATTTTTCCAACCATCATCAAAAGATCTATAAAGACTTTTAGTAACAGTCAACCCATTTTCAGTATTTTTTTCTCCCCACAACCCATCAGCTTCTGGTGTATTCCATCCTTTAACTATAAGCAGAGAATTTTCCCTACTAGTATCAACAAATCTATAAGAAGATCTTTTTCTTTTAGGGGTGTATTTTGCAAAAGGCACTGAATTATATTGAGCATATGGCATTCTACCATGTTCAACCAATTTAGCCTCAATCCTGATGATATTACCCATCATACTACCGGCATAGTAAACAGTAACTCTCTCATTATTCCCATCAACAACAAAATTCTTTCCCATGATAATCTCCATTCGTCAAAGTAATAAAAAACCAACTTACATGTATATTATACCACAATGAGTGGGAATGTCAAGGAAATAATGAAGAAAAGTGAAATTATTTTATAAGATGTTGTACTTGTTGGATTATTTGCCAGTTGAACCAAAACCACCACGATCTGAATGTGTCGAAAATTCCTCTACTATTTTAATACCGGATTCTTTAGGTATTTTGACAAAACATAACACTGCCTGGGCTATTCTCTCACCATTATTAATAGTGTATGAGCGTGTGCTGGTGTTGTAAAGTATCACACCTATTTCATCGGTATATTCGTTGTCAATTGTGCCTGGTGCGTTGAGAACTGTTAGACCGTACTTAGCAGCCAGCCCACTTCTTGGTCGTATTTGCATCTCTGTTAATTCAAATTCTGTGTCACTTTCAAAATGTGGTTCTGATAGATTAACATGTAAACCTGTATGTATCAAAATTCTTTCTTGTGGATTAATAGTAACAGAATTTAATGATGAATCGTCAAACCATATAGTATTCTGTATTGTGCCATGTCTGAGGATGCTGAACCCTCTTGCTTCTAAATCCCATCCACTCGATAGTTTGGAACCACGACGGGGTAATTTTGCCCCGTGTGTTAATTTAAATTCTATCATTTATATATTCTCCTTCTCTAAAGTTTTATAATTACGTGTTAGAATCACTTGATATCTAAGTAACTCCTATTATTACTTTCTTGTAATTTACCTTTATTCCAATTTTTATGTGCTCGATAATAACCCACAACACGTTCATATGTTTCTATATGATCAGTGCCACATTTAGGACAAATGTTATGTTTGCCAGCTATACGACCACAATTTTCACATACACTAAATACTGGAGAAATAGTCATATAAGGTATTTTTGTTTCTGTGAATGCATATACTATTAGCTTATTAAGATCATTTTTAATAGGCACTAAATCATTTTGAGTGTATGTGTGCATGGAACTACCGCCAGTATAATATTCGTTTAATTTACCTTGCATATTAATTTGGTCGAAAACATCCATATCGGCATTTGCTGGTTGCCAAGTTGAATTTGTGTAATACCCGTTGTTTAATGGATCAACGCCACTCTTTCTGCACATTTTTATTGATGCTGATTCAGCGGGACTCTGTTCCAAGTTAACCAATACATGATTTTCTTTCTGAAGTATAACGGTGTATTCATTCATCAATTTTAACAATTCTTCTGCTTTGTGCATGCCTTCATCGCATAATATACCTTCTTCTAATCCATACTCGATCAATGCTTCATGTACCCCATTAGGGCATATTGTTGAAAAATGCTGGGTGAAATAATGACCTGTTCTATTCTTAACATCTGATAGATAATGTGCGAGATATGGATACAGACCTTTTTCCGCATAATCTTCAACTACTTTTCTTTTTTTCATCAATGTTTCCATAGCTAAATCCATGTACTTCTTTACAGAAACTAAAAAATCATCCCACCCTCCTTCATTCGTTATAATATCATGCATAATTGATGGCATACCAAGAGTAACAACACCAATAGATCCAGTATTTGGTGCAGCACCAAAAAACCCGCCTCCTTTTTGATGTGTTTCTGCATAGTCGTCCTCTTGTAACCCACCTGTGTAATCACCTAGATGTTTTTCTATCTCTTTTCTATCGATGCGGAGTCTGCAACACATGCTTGTGATATCGCTATCAGTGTAATCAGAATTGATGTAATTTGCAAAATAAAAACTCCCATATTTAGCAGTTGTTTCAAGTATGGTTCTGCCTAGTTTATTATGCCAAGGGAAATTCTCTGTAACATTAAAAGTGACTATTGGATAGGATAACATCGCACCATCTTTATCTCCTTCCCCTAGTACCTCTACAATTGCCTGATTGATCCATGTTGCTTCTTTGGAGAATCCTCCATAATTTTCGTTTATCATTTGACCACCGACAATAGCAGGATCCTCGGCAAAAGTAGTTTTAGTTGCATCTAAATCTAGTGTTAAATTTGAAAATGGTGCTTGGAAGCCAACTCTTGTTGAAATATTTAAATTAAATATAAATTGTTGAATTTCTTGTTTGACTTCATTAAATGTTAGATTATCCCTCCTAACAAATGGGGCGAGTAATGTGTTGAAATTGCTGAACGCTTGAGCACCAGCACTTTCTCCTTGGAGCGTAAAAAGAAAATTATTTGCTTGATTCAAAGCTGTGCTAAAATGTTTCGGAGGAGCAGAAGACGGTTTTCCTGATACTCCACCAAACCCCTCTATTATAATATCCTTTAGTGACCACCCACAACAATATGCACCTAGTACCTGTAAATCATGTATATGAATTCTGCCATTATCAAATGCATTTTTAATTTCGTCGCTGTATAGACTCAGCCAATATTTTTCAGAAACCGAACTAAAAATGTGATTGTTCAACCCCTGGAGTGAATACATTGTTGAGCTATTCTCATGAATAGCCATATCATCTAATTGTGATAAGTAGTCATCGACTAAGCTCAAACTATCGACAGTGCTGCCTCTTGCAATTGATCTTCTTTCTCTGTATCTGGTAAAATATGTACCTGTTTGGTTGTAACCATTTGTATGTAACCATCCAATAATAGCATCTTGTATATCTTCTACTTTCATTGCATCACGATTCAATTGCACATTTATATGTTTTAGCAAATCTTGATACTTATGATTATCTGCTAAAACAGTGCTACTTTGTTCAAATGCCTTCTTAACAGCATTAATAATCCTACTTTCATCATAATCAACGATTTTTCCTGTTCTCTTCTGTACTTGCATTCGTTAACTCCTATATTAAATTCAAATTACCATTTACAATATTTTTATTGAAATCAAAATTATAATATTTTTCCCAGTTCATATCATTTTTTTTATACACCTCTTGATTAAGTGTTTCAAAAAAATACTCAACTCCATCATTTATACAATTCTTTTTTGAATAATTGACATCAAATCTCCCAGTTTTAATATAGTCCAATTTGTCTAGTAATTTAGCATGAATATTTTGATCAAACATTTTGTTAAACTCGTTGAATGTGTAACCACTATATAAAAATTGTGTAAATCCCATTTTTTTTGCTATCCCTGAAATATTCAAAACATCATTGATGGAATCTAATGGATTGCCCCCGAGATATACTAACCAATCTGTCATTTTTCTTAGTTTCGTTAATATGCTTTCAACTTCATTCAATGATAGACCATCTCTGGAATACTCGAGACTTGTGTTGTGACACCCATCACACTTCAATTTACAGCCTGAAAACCATAGAGTGGTTGCCAAATGTGGGATATCATTGATTGTAGTAGAGATACTAACTATGCGTGTCATTCGTTTACTCCATTCTGTTTGAGGTTGTTAATTATTTTGTTACTATTCATATCATATTCATAAACTATATTACCACCAACACTATACACTTTTTGATTAACACTCGCAAATTGATAATCATCAGAATAGTGGAACTTTTTGTTCTCCTCATCATACACCCCAGTTTTTATATAGTCTACATATTTATCAAAAAACAATTCACATTTTTCATCGCCCATTATACTCAACATTTTGTTCTTTATCACATTGTAAATATGACCAGTGTAGATCATTATTTTGAACCCAATATTATGTGCATGTTCTACCAGTTCATAGAGTGTTTTTGTGCTGTCCTCATTATAAAAGGGTTCCCCACCCATAAAAACTATCCAATCGCTTATATCACGTCTTCCATCGATCATTGTTTTCACTTTTTCAAGTGCGTGTTTTTCTCTGTACTCGAGCAACGGATCATTGTGACAACCAACACAACCCAAATCACACCCAGCAAACCATACATTTGTTGATAGTGTATTTGGTGATATAAATTTTGGTATGTCATCAACTTCAGTTGTGAGACTAACTACGTTTGTGTACTCTTTCATTAGATACCTCTTAGAGTGTCTACAGCGGCGTACATTGAACGAAAACGGGTTACGAATACCAAAGTAAGGGTAACGTTAAAATTTCACTGTACGCCAAAGTATTTAATTATTACCAATCAAGTGTTGCCTGTATATTTAGCAAAAATGTCGTCATGTTCAAACTAGGCAACATAACTTGTCCATGCTTGAAATCATGATTGTTACAAAAATTCATAACTTGTCTGATTTTTCCTGGGTCGTTATTTGTTATATTTAGCACGTTGTCTTCTATAACACGAATCAACATGGAGGAAGATACTTTTTCAACAAACTTTTTTAATTCAAAATAATCACCCTTAACTTTCATTTTAATTGTCTCGATATCAAGCTTCTCTACTGTCAGGTCAAGATCTGCTCCAGTAAAATCATTATTTGTCTCTATAGCAAGAGATTGTAGTCTGCCTAAAATGCTCCTAATGTCAGGCATACTGTTAATAACAAATCCTTGGAGTTTTTTATCGTTTGGATTAAACTTAACGCCCTCTTGCTGTAATATTGTGAATATTCTTATAATGAGAGATTTAGCGATTTCTTTTTTATCTGACTCAGTAAAATCAAATTTAGTATGCTTCAGGCGTGATTTAAGTGCTGGTATGATTAGACTATGATCATTGGTGGTGAATATAAACCTGAGATTCTTTCTTAGTTCCTCAATAGGGTTTTTGAGTGCATCCTGAGCAAGTGATGTCATTCTTTCACCCTCATCAAGTATTAGCACTTTATATTTCCCATTGTAGGAACAAGTAGATCCATAATTCATAACCAAATTTCTGACAACATCAATACCATTTTTATCAGATGCATTGATCACTTTATATTCTAGTCCAAGCTCTTCACACAGTGCTTTTGCACTTGTGGTTTTTCCAGTGCCGGGTTGGCCAGAAAAAACCATATTTAATAGTTCACCGCCCTCTACCATATTAGAAAATAAATCTTTATATCGTTTGGGTAATAGAATTTCAGATATTGTTGTGGGTCGGTACTTCTCTTCCCACATAAATTCATCAGGTCTTTTTTCTACGCTCATTTTCCCTCCTTAAAAATAGGGGAGTTGTGAGACTCCCCCGTCCATTATCATTAAATAAGTGTAAATGTTAGGATGGTTTTAACATCATCTTGTTTGTTTATGCCATAAATGAGCACATCTTTAATCTTAACAGTATTCGATTGTCCCGCCTCATTTTCCATAGTAACAGACTGATTATCAAATATGTAAAAATCCCAGTCACTTATAATAACATTATCTATAGGAAATTTGCCCTTTATTTTACCTATGTTACCATTATTTTCACCTACGAATTTCTGATTATATCTATTGTCAGATCCTTTGGATGTTACAGACAGATATATATCATCATTATCAGCATCTTTGTTAAAGTTTAAATATGCTTTATCATCTCCTTCTTTCAGCAAGGATGACATTTTTTTGAACTCTTTGATAACATCTTCTGCGACGGTAAATTTGTAGTAAACACCATCATCTATCATTTTCGAGCACATGTTAAACATGTTGTTTGCTCTGTTGTTGCTGGTTATCTTTTCTTCCATAGCAGCAGCAGCAGATGTTCTATAGTTGGAAGACGCTGTGTTATCCTTGTTTGTCAGAATAATATCATTATTTTCAAAAGAAAATTTACCACCATCAAAAACAGAGAGAATTGAATTAAATGAGTTTAGTTTGTGGATGCCAAATTCTTTGTCAAATATCTGATTTTCTGGTTCATATTTGAGGGCAACTTCACTCCCCTTTGTGTTGATGATATATTCTTTGTTAAACCAACATTGGGGATTCACTGTGCTCAGTTTAACAAGAACACTTAAATCGACATTGAAAGTATTACTATTTTCGTTCATTATTTAGACCCCTCATTGAAAAAATCATTACTGTCAAATTTAATTTCTTCTGCTATTGTTGCCTCTTGGTTAGGTGTTGTTTCTTTTGGAATTGGCAGTTCAAAATCTGGGAGAGTTTCTTCTGTTGCATGCCCTGATATTTGTTTTTCTAATTCAGCATTGAATTTATTTGTTGATGTTGCACTTTCGTCAGCACCAAACACATTGTCCATCACCCTTGTTAACTCATCGGTGGTTTTGAATTTGCCAACGAAATCTGCAAGATTATGGGTTTGGTCATAAATTTTCTTAATATCCTCTTTTTTCCCTTCTAGGAAAACACTTGATTCTAAGAATTTTGTACCTGTAAAATCATTGTAGTTGTTTTGTTTACCTGATCTGTCTGTATACTGGTCTCCTTTGCTAATCTGAATTTGAAAAATTGCACCCCTTGTGAAACAGAAAGGGTCTTTAGGTGCTTCTATTTGAATTTTATTTACAATAGTACCACTCATGTATTTTTCGAGGGGCTTGATGAGATTACCGTTGATTTGCATGACCTTAACAGTGCCATTATTTTCAGGGTATAGCATATCTTCAATAATATATACATTTGCCCAACATTTGAGTTTTTTGCTGTATTTTCTGTACTTTGCTTGTGTTGCTTGGTCACTGTTTGACCATTCAATAGGGTTTCTCGCACAAATAGGACAAGAATGTTCACCACCCTCAAGATCTTTCAAGGATTTTAAACAATTTTCAGAAACTTTTACATTTCCTTCCTCAAACCAATGGGTGTATTTTTTTGCAAGTGATAGTCTCTCTGCATTTCCCTTAGCA